TGTGGATACCGTGATCATGGCGCTGATGCGATTTAGAACCGGCGGCTTCTTGCGGTTGAGCACCGATTATGAGGATAATGACGTACCACGGCGCAAGACTGCCGCCTACTACTGAGGAAAAGCATGGCCACCAACATTCAAAAGTCCCTGTACGAAGCCCCTGTGGGGATTGAAGCTGCGGCAGAAGAAATCGAACCCATCGAGATTGAGATCGTTGATCCCGAAGAGGTCAACATTGACATGGGCGGTTTGGAAATCAGCATCCGGCCTGACGATGAAGTAGAGGATTTTGATGCCAATTTGGCCGACTTCATCGACGAAGGCGAACTCGCTGACATGGCCTCGCAAATCTACGGCGACGTGGACAATGACAAGATGTCGCGCAAGGACTGGGAAAAGTCCTATGTTGACGGCTTGAAGCTACTTGGCCTGAAGTACGAAGACCGCACAGAGCCATGGGATGGGGCTTGCGGTGTATTCCACCCCATGATCACAGAGGCCGTGGTTCGCTTCCAGTCAGAGACCATCATGGAGACCTTCCCCGCCAAGGGCCCCGTGATGACCAAGATCCTTGGCCGCGAGACACAAGAGAAGCGAGCAGCTGCAGCACGTGTTCAGGCCGACATGAACCACCAGTTGACTGACGTGATGGTGGAATACCGCGCCGAGCACGAGAAGATGCTGTGGAGCTTGCCCGCTACAGGCTCAGCGTTCAAGAAGGTGTACTTCGATCCGAACCTTGGCCGTCAAGTGGCCATGTTCATTCCGGCCGAAGACATTCTGATTCCTTACGGCACATCGGATATGCAGTCGTGCTACCGCATCACGCACATCATGCGCAAGACCAAGAACGAATTGGTCAAGCTCATGCAAGCCGGCTTCTACCGCGACGTGGAACTCGGTGAACCCGGCAAGGACGAGACGGACATTCAGAAGGCCAAAGACCAAGAGACTGGCTTTTCTGACATTAACGATGAGCGTTACACCATCTATGAGTGCCACATTGACCTGAACATCAAGGGCTACGAGGACAAAGACAAAGACGGCGAAGAGACTGGCATCGCTCTGCCTTACGTCGTGACCATCCTAAAGGACTCGCAAGAGATTCTGTCGGTGCGCCGCAACTGGAGGGAGGACGACCCCCTCAAACTCAAGCGCATGCACTTCGTCCACTACCAGTATGTGCCCGGCTTTGGCGCTTATGGCTTCGGCCTCTTCCACCTGATCGGTGGTTATGCCAAGTCGGCTACCAGCTTGATGAGACAGCTGGTTGATGCGGGTACGCTGTCAAACCTGCCCGGGGGTCTGAAGTCACGTGGCCTGCGTATCAAGGGCGACGACACCCCCATTTCACCCGGCGAATGGCGTGACGTGGATGTAGGCTCAGGCGCGATCCGCGACAACATTCTGCCCCTGCCATACAAAGAGCCAAGTCAAGTGCTGGCCGCTTTGATGGATCGCATTGTGGACGAGGGCCGTCGCTTTGCCGCAACAAACGACATGAAGATCAGCGACATGTCGGCCCAAGCCCCAGTGGGCACAACACTGGCACTGCTGGAGCGCCAACTCAAGGTGATGACGGCTGTTCAGGCCCGAGTGCACAACAGCCTCAAGCAAGAGTTCGGCCTGCTCAAGAACATCATCCGCGACTTCTCTGACGCTGACTACACTTACGAGCCCGACACTGGAGTGCCTCACGCTCGCAAGTCGGACTTCGAGATGGTCGATGTCATTCCCGTGAGCGACCCCAACGCCGCTACCATGACACAGCGTCTGGTGCAGTATCAGGCCGTGATCCAGTTGAGCCAAACAGCTCCTCAGATCTACAACCTGCCCGAGCTGCACCGTGGCATGCTGGATGTGCTGGGTATCAAGAACGCCGACAAGTTGGTTCCCCTGCCAAGCGACCAGAAGCCACAAGACCCCGTGACCGAAAACATGAACATCCTTCAGGGTAAACCCGTAAAGGCGTTCTTGTATCAGGATCACGAGGCCCACATTCAGGTGCACATGGCCGCCATGCAAGACCCGCTCATCATGCAAATGGTTGGCCAGAACCCCAACGCTCAAGCCATGATGGCAGCGGCGCAGGCCCACATTGCAGAGCACGTAGCATTCGCCTACCGTACCAAGATGGAGCAGATGCTCGGCGTTCAACTCCCCGACCCAGAGGACGAGAACAAAGAGGGCTTGCCAGAGCAGATCGAGAAGCAGCTGTCGATGATCATGCCCAATGCGGCTCAGGCTGTTTTGCGCGAAAGCCAGCAGCGTGCCGCTCAGCAGCAAGCCCAGCAGCGTGCACAAGATCCAGTGCTTCAGATGCAGCAGATGGAAATGCAGATCAAAGCAGAGCGTCTTGCGCTAGAAAAACAGCGAATGCAAGTCGAAGCCGCCGAAAAAATGGATAAACTTCGCCTTGAAGAACGGCGCCTCCAAGTAGACGCTGCACGGTATGCCGACAAGAATGCTTTGGACACACGCAAGGCAGTCGCCCAAGAGGAAATATCGGAGCAGAGAGTTCAGGTGGATGCGCTGCGGGCTGGTACAAACAGTCGGGCACAAGACGCCGCCATTAGACAGAGAGACACAGAGCTGGCTCTACAGAAGATGGCAGAACTCAAAGCCCTGCATGATGCCAACCAAATTGGAGAAAGCGGCCGATGATCAACAAATTCGCAGAAGTACTGCGCAGTGAAATCCGCAAGGATATGAACAATTACACAGACGACCTTGCCAATGGTGTCTGCAAATCTTTTGATGAATATCAAAAGCTCTGTGGGGTGATACAAGGCCTCGCCATCGCAGAGTCACACCTTCTAGGCCTGCTTCAGAAAGTCGAGGAATCAGATGAGTAATCTCATTCTGCCACCGGGTATCTCGATGCCCAAACCCATCCAAGCGGCTGAAAAGCCCGACGAGAACGCTTCCGCCGAAGACAGGGCAAAACAGCTGCCCGACCCCACCGGCTGGAAGATCCTATGTATTCTCCCCGATGTAGAGCAAACCTTTGACGGCACCAGCATCGTCAAGGCTGACTCATACATGAAAGCCGAAGAGCATGGCACAGCAGTGTTGTTTGTTCTGAAGGTCGGCCCAGAGGCGTACAAGGACGAGAAGAAGTTTCCGTCCGGCCCATGGTGCAAAGAAGGCGATTTCGTCTTGGTTCGTACCTACTCCGGCACACGTTTCAAGGTCTACGGCAAAGAGTTCCGACTCCTGAACGATGACCAAATCGAAGCGGTTGTGCAGGACCCACGCGGCATTTCCCGCGCAGCAGCTTAATGGAGGCACACATGAGCGATACCGATTTCAATGACAACCAAGACCTCGAGGCCAAAAATCCAACGGCCGAATCTGAAGAGGTTGAGATAGAGATTGTTGACGACACCCCCGAGCAAGACCGTGGCCGCAAGCCATTGAACCGCGAAGTAGTCGATCCTGATGAGGACGAGCTGCAGAACTACTCAGAGGGTGTTAAGAAGCGCATCAAAGAGCTGACCCATGCTCGCCATGATGCACGCCGCAAGGCCGAAGCCCTTGAGCGCCAGAAGGAAGAACTCGAGCGACTGGCCCGAGCCTTGATGGAAGACAACAGCAAGCTCAAGAAGTACGTTCACACTGGTGAGCAAGAGTACGTCAAGGCAGTGACCACTACGGCCGAGATGGAGCTCGAGCAGGCCAAGCGAAAGTACAAAGAGGCTTACGAGTCCGGCGACTCAGAAGCACTTGTTCAAGCCCAAGAGGCGCTGACTGATGCCAAGTTCAAGGTGCAAAACGCCAAAAACTTTAAGCCAGCCCCTTTACAAGACGAACAAGAAGTAGTACAAACTACACAAACACAACCTGCTGCACCTCAAATCGATGAAAAAACCTTGCGCTGGAAGGCAAAAAACCAGTGGTTTGGAGCAGACGGTTTTGAAGACATCTCGGCCTTTGCACTAGGGCTGCATAAAAAACTAGTCAACTCGGGGTACGACCCCCGCTCTGATGAATACTTCGAGCAACTAGATGCTCGCATTCACTCGACTTTCCCTGACATGTTTGGGAAGGAAGAGAAAGTGAGTCAAGCTGATGGCTCCAAAAAGCCTAGCACGGTTGTTGCGCCGTCGACTCGTTCGACTGGTGTAAAGAAGCTCAAGTTGACAGCCACGCAAGAAGCGTTGGCGAAGCGACTTGGAATTACCCCACAGCAATATGCTGTTGAACTGGCTAAATTGGAGAAATCAAATGGCTGAAACTCGCAAACCTCGTGAATTAGACTCACGCGAAAAAACTGCTCGTATGGAATATCGTCCCGCAAGTTCATTGCCGGATCCGACTCCAGAGGCTGGTTACGTATTCCGATGGATCGCCACACACGTGTTAGGCAATGCTGACCCCACGAATGTGTCGAAGAAGATGCGTGAAGGCTGGGAACCGGTTCGGGCGGAAGATCATCCTGAGTTGGCTCTTTTTGTAGGTAAGTCTGGGAACGTTGAATTGGGTGGCCTCATGCTCTGCAAGATGCCCGAAGAGTTGGCGAAGTCCCGTGAACAGTACTACAACCAGCAGTCGAATGCTCAGATTGATGCGGTTGACAATAATCTGATGCGACAAAATGACCCACGTATGCCACTGTTCAAAGAGCGCAAGTCGACAACGAGCCGTGGTGTGGGATTTGGTTCAGGTTCATAAACTTTAGGAGTCCAAAATGGCTTACCCTACCATCGACAAGCCCTATGGCTTGAAGCCGATCAATCTGATCGGTGGTCAGGTGTTCGCTGGTGCTACCCGTCAGATCAAGATTGCCAGTGCCTACGGTACTGACATCTTCTACGGCGATGTGGTCCGCGTATCATCTGATGGCGTTCTAGTGAAAGAAACTGGCGACACTACTGTATCCGCTACAGGTGTGGTCGGCGTCTTCCTTGGCTGCCAGTTCACCAACCCCTCGACCAAGCAGATTCAGTTCCAACAATACTGGCCCGCCGGTACTGTGGCTGCTGACGCTGAGGCGTTTGTTGCTGACGATCCAGATCAGCTGTTCAAAGTTGCCGCTGTGTCTTCTGGCACAACCGTGGCTTTCTACGGCCAGACCTTGGTTGGCACTAACGTTGCCTTGGTTCAAAACGCCGGCTCCACTGTGACCGGCAACTCCGCTGTGGCTATCGACGGCACAAGTGCTAACACCACTGCCTCTTTGCCCATCCGTATTGTTGATGTGGTGCCTGACACCGCCAACGCTTCTGGTAACTTCTGCGAGTTCATCGTGAAGTGGAATGCTCCTTATGCTGTCTCTACCTCGGTCTACACCGGCGGCGATACACCTACTGTGGCAACCACGACAGTGATCACTGGCGGCCACCAGTACCTCAACCCCACTGGTGTTTAAGGAGATAGATCATGGCAATTTCTCGTGCCCAACTACTGAAGGAACTCGTTCCCGGTTTGAATGCGCTCTACGGTTTGGAATACAAAACCTACGCCGAAGAGCACAAGGAAATCTTCGAGACCGAGACTTCCGAGCGTTCCTTCGAAGAAGAAGTGAAACTGTCTGGCTTCAGCGCCGCCCCCGTCAAGAACGAAGGCAGTGCTATGGCTTACGACAACGCACAAGAAGCGTTCACTTCGCGCTACAACCATGAGACCATCGCTCTGGGTTTCTCGCTGACCGAAGAGGCCATCGAAGACAACCTGTACGATTCTCTGGCAAGCCGCTACACAAAAGCCTTGGCTCGCGCTATGGCTTACACCAAGCAGATTAAGGCCGCTTCAGTTCTGAACAACGGCTTTAGCTCTAGCTTCCCCGGTGGCGACGGTGTATCTCTGTTCAACGCCAACCACCCTCTGGTGAGCGGCGGCACGAACAGCAACGTGCCCACAGTCGGTGTGGACCTGAACGAGACTTCCTTGGAAGCCGCGATCATCCAGATCAGCCAGTGGACAGACGAACGCGGTCTCTTGATCGCTGCCAAAGCCCGTAA